CAACAGTGAATACAAAAGAGTTGAGGCTTTGCTTAATGACCCTTGGTCAGAGAGAGGTTGTTGGTGGTACAAGAGGGGGCCAAAGGATTGGAAATCATATAGGAGATATCAATGGAGAAGTTAACACAGGAGGTACTAAAAAGATTACTACAGTATGATCCTAACACTGGCATCTTTACTAACCGGGTAAGCCGTGGTCCCAGAGTAAGAGTAGGAGAGACCTGTGGGTGTCTTTCTCACTATGGATATCTAGAAGCCACTATCAGAGGGAGGCGTTATAAACTTCACCGCCTAGCTTTTCTTTATATGGAGGGCTATATGCCAGAGTATGAAGTAGATCATAAGAATGGTATCAGAGATGATAATAGGTGGTGTAATCTCAGACACGTCAGCCATGCTTGCAATCTTCAAAACTGCAAAGGTAATTGTAATAATACTTCTGGGTTTACTGGTGTTAGTTTTGACAGAACAAGGAAAGTATGGAAGTCACAAGTAAGGCTGGACTATAGTATGCTATTTCTCGGTAGGTATGACACCCCGCTTGATGCTGCACTTGCAAGACTTACATGGGAGGTTAATTGTCCTCAGTGGTCTTGTAACAGCAGAGATATTTTGGTCCAGCAGATACAGAGAGCATGGCCTCAATTCAACTTAAAGAGTGCTCAATGATAAAACTTAAAAAACCTACACTTCTAATAGATACAGATATTTTGTGTTATAGAGCGGCTAGTGCAACTGATGGGAGGTTCTATGAAATCCTCCTAGCTGATGGCACTCCCTTGAGGTTCAAGTACAAGAAGGAAGCTGATAAGTACATGAAGGATAACCCCGGGGCATACAATCTTGAACTTGGGTATGAGCCTGAGCCAGAGTCCCATGCTATTAAGGTTCTTGAGAATAGCTTGAAGTCTCTAGAGACACTTATCTCTGTTCATGTTCAAGGTATAGGAGATAAGGTGCATCATCTAAGTAGGCATGGTTCTTTCAGAGAGAAAATTAATCCTCTGTATAAGAATAATAGAGATGGTATCCGACGACCTGAACATCTTGAATTTTTAAAAGATTATATGATTGAGGAGTATGAAGCTATTAGTGGTAAAGGTAAGTATGAAGCAGATGACATGATGGCTATGTCTCAAAATAATAATACTATAATATGCTCTATAGATAAAGACCTACTGCAGGTTCCAGGAAATCATTTCAACTTTGTCAAGAATAAGTATAGGATAGTAACTGAGGAGGAAGGTAATAGATCATTGTACAGGCAGCTCTTGACAGGGGATACAGCTGATGGGATACCTGGTCTCAAGGGGGTAGGCCCAAAGACAGCTGAAAAGATCCTAGCTGGTATCTCAGAGCCTCATGATATGTATTGTATATGTCTCAGAGAATACCTCAAGAAGATACCTCAAGAAGAAGGGGAGAGTCCTACAGAACATGGTATAAGAGTTATGGGTATTATCAAGATGAACATGCAGATGTTGTACTTACTTAGATCAGGAGATGATATGTGGGAGATGCCTATTGATGATGTAGATGTAATCAAATGAGGTTATCCTACTTCCTCGGATGTGTTAAGGTGCTGCTTCCAAAGATTGTTCTATTCCATCTGTTACTTATGGTAGTAGGGGATGGCATTATGTTCACATGTATTGCAAGCATCTTAGAGATTACTTTCTGGACAGGGATAATTTATTACAACTATTGGGATGGAGGGTTTGATGATTCTTAATTTTCTGAAATGCATTATGATTGCTGCACCTGCTGGTGTAATTGCTGGAGTTGGCACGGCTCTGGTGTCAGCTGGAGCACCTCTCATAGGTCTCTCACTTGCAATACCTGCTGTCTTCTGGGGCCTTATCTTTATCAACAAGGTGGCTGAATGATTAACAAGACAGTATTATACATCTCTATACTTTGCCTATGTATAGGTTGTATTGGTACTATGGCAATGACACATACCACACTAAACATTGCAAACGTAGTGGGATGTATTGGTTTCTTTCTGGTAGGCTTTAGTGGCTGCATTGGAATTATATGGGAGCTAGGTTAATGGAGGATAATGGACACTGGGGAGGGATCCAAGCAGAGCCTGATAAGTTCTTCGGATTCCTCTACCTCATTACCCATGTAAAAAGTGGCCGGATGTACATCGGCAAGAAGCAATACTACACCGCTAAACAAAAGGTAAAAGGTTGTAAAAGCAAGATAACAGATAGACAATCTCCTAAGTGGAAATCATGCTGTTGGAAAGAGAGTGATTGGAGAACCTATAAAGGATCCTCTAACTCCCTTGCAAAGTTCATGAAGGAGAATCCCGATGATGAGTTTACATACACAATCATCCGTCAGTGCAGGAGCCGAGGCACTCTCCACTATGGTGAACTAAAGGAGCTATGGAAGAGAGATGTGTTAGCAGCTGAGCAAGAAGATGGTTCACCACTGTACTGGAACCTTTCTATAGGAGCTATTAAGTTCAGACCACCTAAGATATATAAAGAGGAATAAAAGAATGGAGACTATCTGGCAGTACCTTGGGTTCAAAGAGCCTGTGAGAACAGAGAAGAAAACAGTACACCTTGTACTTGAATCCGGGAAGCTTAATCCTACACAAAGAAAGAGAATGCAGAAGACAGGGTATCTCTCTGAGAAACTTGATGGTGTCTACTCTTTGGTTACATTCATAGACGGTGAAGTAAGACACTGGGGGAGATCAGGCAAAGCTCTTAGTAACTGTGAAGGACTTGATAAATATCTTTATCTGATGTTAGAAGGTGCTACTAAAGACCTTGTGTTTATTTCAGAGATCACATCTGAAGATCCTCTTGCTAAGCTTAGTGGGTATCTCACACCCTCCAGGGTTAAGCAGGGTACCTTTCAGCCTACTGGTATGAAAGATAACTTCCATGATCTTCTCACAATAGAGGAGTTCATTCAAGGCGTGAGCACCATGCCTTTTAGTAAGAGACACCATGAATTGAGAAAGTATGGTCTTAATCATATTCCTATCTTCATACGTACTATTGAGGCTGCTAAGAAGAACAGTAATGAATGGATTAAAAGAGGTAAAGAGGGTGGTGTCTATGCACAGGATGCTCCATGGACTGCTGGTAAAAGAGATGAATCTTTAATTAAGTTCAAAGAGAAGTTAAGTTTTGATCTAGTTGTAGTAGATGTGCTGCCTGGTAAAAAAGGCTCTAAGTATGAGCATACTTTAGGGAAGCTAGTGGTTCTCTTTAAGGCATTTGGTAAGCAGGATGGTGACTCTCTAGAGATACCTATCAGTGGGATGAGTGATAGTGAGCGAGACCTCTGGTGGAAAGACCCCTCTTCTATCTTAGGTAAGGTTGTAAAGGTGGATGCTAAGAGTTACACAGAGAATGGGAACCTGAGAGAGCCAAGGTTCAAAGAGGTACGAGAAGATAAATCAACAGGAGACTTTGAATGAGCAGAAAGAATAAGAAATATATTGGACTTCCTAAAGGTGTGTACAAAACTAAGTCAGGTTACAAAGCAGAGAAACGAGTTAACAATAAGACAGAATATTATGGCTGCGCTAGGTGCCCCGAAGAAGCAGAATACAAACTATACCAAGGGCACTATGGTCACCATTGGAAGAACATGGGAGATACATCTAAGTTCTTTGGGTTTCTGTACCTTATTACCAATAAGAAAACTGGTAAAAAATATGCAGGAGTGAAGCAGCTGCATTACTGGAATGGTCCTCGTGGTGGTTACAAATGTAGTGACAAGAGTAGCGAGTGGTGGGATCCTAAAGCATGGGTTGATTCAGACTGGAGATACTACACCTCTTCTTCTGTCCCTCTTAACCAAGAGATAGCTGAAGGCAAGGTATGGGATTACTCCTTTGAAGTCATCAAGATGTGCCATGATAAGCTTGACCTCCATCTGTCAGAAGTACTATACCAGATGGAGCATGATGTACTTAATGCCAAGGATAAAAATGGAGAGTACCTCTGGTACAATGAGAACATTGCTAGCCTTGAGTTCCGTCCACCTTTTAACAAAGAAGAAGCTCGGAAACTCTCAGAGATTACTAAAGAGAAAATGAGAAACTATTATCTGAAGCCTCAAGTCACAAGTACTGGTGAGGTAATTCCTTTTGAAGAAGCTAACTTAGGAGGGTTTAAAGATGTCAGATGATAATACTGTAGTATGTGAATCCTGCCACCGTATCTATAAAGGGAGTAAGTGTCCTGAGTGTGGAGACACTAACACCTTTAAAGTGGACAATGACTCTGTTGAGTGGTTCCAATGTAAAGATCAGAAGAAAGATGAAGGTAAGCCTGCAGTTGGTCAGATGAAGGGTGACTTCCCCAGGGCCTTAATGATGCTAGCTAAGCTCACTTCTTATGGTATCAAAGAAGGCAAGGCAGCAGGTGAGTGGAAGAGTATCCCTAATGCTGAGGCAAGGTTTGAAGATGCTCATGGCCGTCATGATCTCCTTATGCACACTGAGTACAGAGATAAGGAGAGTATGTTTCCACATGCAGCACATAGGGCATGGGATGCTATGGCAGTACTTGAACTTATTCTTATAGAGGAAGAAAATGACTGATAAAGAACAAAAAGCATGGAATCATATTTGGTCAAGCATTACCGATATGCTCTCTCAGAAAGAGATTGAAAGGCTGGAGCGTCTCCACAAAAAGGATATCCAGATATTAGAAGGTGATGATCTTGAGAACATGTAACTTTGAATCTATCAGACTAGAGGTTGTGGGGGAGGACATCAAAGTGGTGGTGAAATCCCCCACCTCCGAAGAGGTAGAGGTCAACTTGATGATTGATGAGTTGATGATCTTCCTTACAGAGTGTGGCAATGCAATGGAAGGAGCTAAAGAAGCCGAGTGTGCTGCTAAGATTAAAAGAGAATTAGAGAGGATCAAACATGAGTTACACTAATGTAACATGTGATTATTGTGGTAAGAGGTTTTATAAAAGGCCTTCACATATTTTAAGGAGTAAGACTAACTGCTGTTCTATAGAGTGCTCTGCTAAGCTAAGATCAGAGTGGATGTCTGGAGCTGGCAACCACCAATTTGGCTTGAAAGGTGAACTTAATAGTAGCTACCTTTCAGATATAAAAATATCAACATATGGATATATACTACTACGGGCTGTCAATCACCCCCTACGTAATTCAGATGATATGGTATTTGCACATAGGTTAGTCGTAGAGGAGTTTCTGAAGAGGGAAGACCCTGGTTCTATGTATCTTATTAATGTTGATGGGGTTCAAGTCCTTAGTCCAGAGTATGATGTGCATCATAGAGATGGTAATAGATTAAACAACAGTAGTAATAATCTAGAGTTAGTGACAAGAGCAGAGCATACTGCTTTGCACAACAGGGAAGAGAAGATTCTTAAACGTAATGAAGATGGTACATACAGTTTGCTAACCTCTACTAAACTTGCAGGAAAGCTTAGTAGGAAGCATAAATTTGATGCAGGTGCTGATGTGTACAGTGCTGAGACTTGCACTGTCCATGCTAGATCTCATAGAGTTATAAGCACAGGGCTTAAGGTTAGTATTCTTCCAGGATTAGTCGGCATTTTATGGTCTCGTAGTGGCCTGTCAGTTAAGTATGGGATAGAGGTTGGGGCTGGTTGTATTGATAGTGGGTTTACAGGAGAGGTATTGGTTAATCTCTATAACCACTCAGATAAGGATTATGAAGTTACTAAAGGGGATCGGATTGCCCAGCTATTAACAATGCCACTTAGTCCCTCTGATTATGGAGACGAAGAAGATACAATAAAACGAGGAGATGGTGGCTTTGGGAGTACAGGGGTATGATTAGAGGTATAACATTGGGTGGTGCTATGGTACTTACTTTCATAGTTCTTAAACTAACTGAAGTGATTGACTGGAGTTGGTGGTGGATACTCGTTCCAATATTATTAGTGGAGTAAAGTATGAGCAACTGGCACACAGTGTGTGGTGTAGGTATCAAACTAACAGATAAGATGATTGATGCAGCTATCAAAAGAGGTATCTTTCCTGAGTGTATGTGGGATGATGACGAAGAGTGGTGTCTGGGCCAGCTAGGTGTAAGAGCACAACAAGCAGGTAGTAATGAGTATGGGTTC